AGTCTCGGGCTCGACCCGATGACCAAACAGATCTACTTCATCAAGTACGATCGCAACCGACCGGGCGAGATCGTCACGGGCATCGACGGCTACCGCGCCCGCGCCGAAAACAGCGGCGCCTACGCCGGCTCAGACCCGCCCGTGTTCGAGTACGAGGCGGTTGGCCAGCCCAACGGCGCGCCCTCGAAGGCGAGCGTCACCGTCTACAAGATCGTCCAGGGCCAGCGCGTGCCGTTCACCGCGGAGGCGCGCTGGGAGGAGTTTTATCCAGGCGAGGGCAAGCAGGGCGAGCAGTATCGCAAGCGGCCCCACAACCAGCTCGCCATTCGCGCCGAGTCGCACGCGCTGCGTAAGGGTTTCCCCCAGGTCATGCTCGAGCTCGACATGCAGGCGCCGCCCCCGACCTGGGAGGAGGCCGCCCAGAGCGACGACCAAGCGCGCGACGACCCCGAGAAGATCGCACGCGACTCGCGCCGCTACGCCGAGATTTTCGACGAGGACGAGGCACCCCGACCGCGCCCGAGCACGGCGCACCGCTCGCGCACGGCGTCGTCGGACGAGGACTCACCACCCGCGTCCGACGATGAGCGCGCCGCGGCACTCGTGGACAGGGCCCACGCGGCGGCGGCGGTGCGCGACGAGGAGCTGGACGCGATCGAGGCCGCGCGTCAGCAAGCGACGGGCGAATTGTTGTGAGCACCACCGAGACCGAGCGCGAGCGGGCCTGGCGCGAGTATCCGAACGACGCCGTGACGGTGCTCGAGCCGAAGGACGCGCCGACGTCGCACTGTCGGCAGGCGCTGTGCCACGCGCCGATCTGGTGGGGTCTGACGCGCGCCAATCACAAGCGGTGCCCGTTCGACATCATGCCCGACGGCACGCGCACCGCGACCTCGCACTGGCGCACGTGCCGCGACCGCCCTGGGAGGACCAATGATTAGCGACACGCCCGGGCTCGCGCGTCTGGACGAGGCTCAGCGGCTACTCGCGTCGATTCAGACGCCGCGCGACGCGAAGTCGGCGATCGCGGCATTCGATGTCCTGAAACGGGTGGCAAAAGAGCTCGGCCTGTCGCTGCACCAGCAGAACCAGATTGCTGAGGGACGGCTGCGCGCCCAGCGCCGCGGTGGAGAACTCATTCCGGAGACTGGCATCGGCAAAGGCGTGAAATCTCGCACGCTGCGAGATTTCGAGATCGACAAGGATGAGTCCGCTCGTTGGCAGGCGATCGCCGGCCTTCCGGAGGCGGTATTCGAGGGCTACATTGCTGAGGCTCTGGCCAGTGACGACGAATTGACAACCGCTGGCCTGCTCAAACTGGTGCCGAAGCTCCCGAAACCGGTGCCTGATCCGGACTCGGTGTTACTGGAGGGTCCGTTGCTGCGGTTCAGCCAGGTCGATCTGCCGACGGCAACGATCGTCGCGTTAGTCCTGCGTGTGGCGTTTCCGGATGCGGAGATGGCACTGGATACGACGTATGGCAGCGGTGGCTTCTGGGATGGCTCAGCGCATGTGCGGGTCACGGCACACGACGGTCTCGCCGAGCGGGCGCCGCATGGAGTCGCCGACTTCGCGGACCTGCCCTACGCAGACGCGAGTTTCGATGTCGTGGTGTTTGATCCGCCACACATCGCCGACGCGGGGGCGGAGTCGATCATGGGCCAACGCTTTGGGACGTATGCCAGCGCCGATCTGGAAACGGTGATCCGCGCCGGCACACGGGAAGCGTGGCGGGTGGCACGCCTGGGCGTCATCGTCAAGGTGACTGACCACACGCACAGCGAGCGCTACGTGCATGAGACACGCTGGGTCTATGACGAGTTGGGCGAGCCGTACGACGTTGTCCACCAGGTGCGCAGCGGCGCGTTGATCGACCCCAAATGGGAAGAGCAGCGCCACGCCTACAACAACGGTTCCTCGTACCTGATCTTTCGACGGGAGGTCCGGCCGCATGACGACGGACGAGCATGAATGGACGCGCGGTATGAGCGCGGAAATTGCGGCACTGTTTCTCGAGCAGCCGCGAGCGGTGCAGCGTGCGTATCTGGAGTTCTTCGCGGACCGGCGCGAGCGCAAAGCGGCGCACCGCGACACGTTGGAAGCGTTTGTTGCGGGGTGGAACATGCGTGGGCGAGTGACGCGCAAGGCCGCCTGAGGGACCCAGGCATGCCGTGGGCGAAGTTCGAGGACAACTACCTCGGCAATCAGAAACTGGCGACGCTGACCACGGCGGCGATCGCGCTGGACATGGCGGCCATCATCTACTCCGCGCGCGAGTTGCGGGACGGTCTGCTGAGCGCCGCGGACGTGCAGACCGTAGCCGCGTTGATCCACCTGCGCCGCTGGCCGCCGGCCGCCGCGGAGCTGGTGCGCGTCCACCGCTGGACGACGCCAGACGGAGCGTTTTACGCCATCCACGACTACCTGGAGTACCAGCCCTCGCGCGACGAGGTGCTCAAACAACGCGAGGAGGACCGCGAAAGAAAACGCCGAGGCGGCCGGGCCCGCCAGGGGCAAAACTCCAGTGGGATTCCGGCCGGAAATCCGCCGGAGTCCGGTGGGATTCCGGCAGCTCCCGTACCCGGTCCCGGTCCCGGTCCCGGGATTCCGGCTACGCCGGAATCCTTCCCTACCCCCTACCCCTCCCCGCAAGCGGGGAAGGGAGCGCGCCCCAGTGGGGCGAACGGGAGTTTGACGAACGGGAGTACGACCCACTGCTGCCTCATCGCGGAGTTGTCCGACGGCCGCGAGCACTCAAACTCGTGCTCGGTGGCCGTAGAGTTGGTGCGCAAGGACAGCGAATGACCCGCACACCTGTTGCACCCGAGTTCTGCGTGTTCTGCGGCAAGCCCATCCCCGTGCCGGACTGGCCCGGCTACCTGCCGTTCGTGCACCATCGCTACTGTTCGATCAGCTGCGCCCACCGCCAGCAACTGGCCATCAAACGCCTCCGCGAGTCCACGCCGCCGCAGCCTGAGCCGAGCGGTGCATGACCCGCGGCGTCGCTCACCCGCAAGAGCTGCGCGCCCAGGTCGTCGCCGCTGTCCTGGCGGGTACGACGGTCGCGGAGGCTGCGCGGCAGTTCGGCGTCAGCAAGAGTCTCGCTTCGGAATGGTCGCAGTCTGCCGAGGTTCGAACGATTCGAACCGAAAAAATGGTGTCCGATGCCGAACTCATCATGGGCTACTTCCGCGCCGCGCTGCGCGCCATGATCGCCCAGGCCGAGCTGTTCGCGGATGACGACTACTGCCGACGACAGGACGCCGACAAGCTCGCCCTTGCCCACGGTATTCTGGGCACTAAGCTCGCTGGGATCGCCGAAACCGCGCAGTCGCTCGGCCTCATCGGTCCTCCGCTCGAGCTCCCAGCTGGACCTGCCGACGCCGCACCCGGCGCAGCAGACGATGATCGGTGAGGCCAAACGCTTCAATGTCGCCGCTTGCGGCCGTCAAATCGGCAAAACTACCCTCGGAATCGACCGTCTTGCACGCGCAGCTGCAAATGGGCAGCCAACGGCCTGGTTCGCACCCACCTACAAATACCTTGAGCAGGTGTGGCGCGCCCTGCGCCGGGCGCTCGAGCCGGTGACCACCGGCAAATCGGAGCAGCAGCACCACCTGGATTTACGCGACGGCGGGAGTGTCGACTGCTGGTCGCTGGATGACGAGGACGCCGGCCGCGGCCGGCGCTACGGATTGATTGTGGTAGACGAAGCTGCCATGGTCCGCAACCTGGAGGACGTGTGGCAGGCCTCGCTCCGTCCGACGCTCAGCGTCCTCGAGGGCGGCGCGTGGTTTTTATCCACTCCGAAAGGACTGAATTTCTTCCACCGGTTGTATCAACTCGGCCAGGACGAGCTGGAGCCGGAGTGGCGCTCGTGGCAGATGCCATCCTCCGCATCGCCGTACATCAAGCCCGAAGAGCTGGAGGCGGCGCGGCGCGCCATGCCGGAGCGGGTGTACGCCCAGGAGTTTCTCGCACAATTCCTCGAGGTCGAGGGCTCCGGCGTGTTCCGCGGCGTGCCGGCCGCCGCGTATCTCCAGCCGTCACCTCCGCAGCGCGGCCACACGTACGTCATCGGCTGCGACTGGGCGCGCTCCAACGACTTCACCGTGTTCAGCATCGTGGATGCCAGTACGTACGAGCAGGTGGCCATGGACCGCTTCACCCAGATCGACTTCGAGTTCCAGACCGAACGTCTGCACAGGTGGGCAGACGTGTACCAGCCGCGCGTCATCCTGGCCGAGGCCAACGCCCTGGGTCAGCCACTGGTCGAACGCCTGCAGCAGGGCTACGGGCGGTTGTACGGCGGCGGCCGGCGCGCGCTGCCGGTGCAGCCGTGGTGGTCAACGAACGCGACCAAGGCCGCGATCGTCCAGGGGCTGAGCGTCGCCATCGAGAACGGTGACCTGGCCTTGCTCGACGACACGGTGCAGACCGGCGAGCTGCAGGCGTACGAGGTCGAGCGAACCGTCAGTGGCATGCTCAGGTACGGCGCGCCGTCGGGCCAGCACGACGACACGGTGATCGCGCTCGCGTTGGCGTGGGCCGCGGCGAGCGTCGAGTCTCAGACGACGCGCTCGAGCTACGCCTTTTCGCGCTGAGTCGTCTCGGTGCGGGCGGGCGCCTTCGGCTGCTGCTGCGGTGGCGTCTGCGGCTGGCCAGGCACGATGCCGGCGCGGCGCTGCGCCTCCTGCTGGCGCTCGAGCTCGAGCGACTCGCGATCGGCCTGCGACTCTTCAGCGGTGCGCGGCACGCCCGTCATGCGCGCCATGGCGTCTTCCGGTGGCTGAACGCGCTTCTCGGTGGGCTGGTTGTCGGGTGAGGTAGTCATGCTTGCTGATGTGCACGATGCGCACCAGCGGTCAACCGATGGCTTCCCATTCGGCGAATGCTCGCCGCAGTTCGTCATCGTCGAACACGTGAGCTGTTCCCTCGGCCTGGCGTTCTAGCCACTCGCCTCTGTCCTCCTGGTCCCATACCCACCCCGACGCGCTTGCGTTGAAGCGGAGCCGGCTGATGATGTTGCGGGCGCGATACAGGCGGACCAGCGTACGGATCGGGTCGTCCAGGGGCACGGTAGGCTGTGACTGCATGGCGAAGATTCCCCTTCGTTGTGCGAGGTGGCCCGGTCCGAGCGCGCACTGGACCGGGCCGCCGACTATACGCCACGCATGACGGACGTGGCGTGACTTCTCGGTCACGTGAGTTGACGGTCACGTTACACTCACGCTCAGCCGTGGCTGACGACCCACCGAGCTCGAGCTATCTCAGCGAGCTCCAGGCGGAGATGTACGACCGCTACCGGCGCGACGACGTCCAGATCGACACGTACCGCGCCCAGCGCGAGATGCGCGTCCCGGCGATGATGGGCGCCGACGACAAGTACACGCTGGTCAACGTCGACCCCAGGGATCCAGACGTCAGCGAGGAAGCGTTTCAGCAAACCGCGATGCTGACCTTGAACCGCCCCAAGCTGCACCTGGACGGCGGCGAGAGCGACACGGCGCAGACCGCGGCTAGCCAGCGCGAGCACTGGACCGAGGAGACGTTCTGGGGCAGCGGCTCGCGGACGCCGGGCATGGACACCATGACGTTCCTGACCGACGCGGCGCTCAACGACGGTGGCGCGTGGAGCAAAATCCTGTTCCTGCCCGACGCCTGGGACAAACGTTACGCCTACCCGGTGCCGAATCCTGGCGAGAGCGTCGAGGCCTGGCAGCACTACGACAAGGCGACGGAGGACGCCAAGAAGCAGTGCGGGCCACCCTTTGCCTGGGAGTTCGTGGACGCGCGCACGATCTACCCGGACACCATGGGCGGCAGAATCGCCGAGGTCATCGAGGTCACCGATCGACCGGTCAGGACCACCTTCCGCCGCTACCGCCTGGGCTACGACGAGGACGGCAACATCGTGCCTGAGGAGCTCGGCCAGCCGCAGCCATCCAACGCCTGGGGCGCCAACGGGCGGCCGATCCTGCCGACGAGCATCACCATGCTCGAGCACTGGGACGAGACGTGGGCGACCTGGTGCGTCACTGGTGAGAACTACAAGCGTCAGCCGACCGGCCACATTGTGAAGCAGTTCAAGCACAACTACGGGTTTATCCCCTACGACTTCGCACCCGGGCTGTGGATGAACCACTGGCGTAACCGCAAGGTCGGCTGGGGCGTGTCGCAGACCAAGCTGTGGCTGGTGCAGTACCGGCAGTACCTGCGCGCCATGCATGCGCAATACGTGGCGAGAGACCTGCTCAGCCCGCTGGTGACCTATGGCGACAGTACCGCGGCGCCGGTCATCGGCGACGACGGCAAGCCGCGCGATCGGGATCCGGGCCCGCTGCCGGGCGAGGTCATCAACCTGGGCCCAGGGCGGCAGATGCAGCCGATCAAGTACCCCGACGCGGCCACGCTCGAAAAACACATGCAGCTGATCGACAACGCGATCAAGGAGCTCGAGTCGCCCAGAGTCACGACGCTGTCGGGCATGGAGGGCGCCGGCTTCGCGATCAGCCAGGTGCTTAGCTACTCCCGCACGCGCGTGGGCCCGATCGTCAACAACATCCAGGAGCTCCTCAAGCGGCAGACCGAGAAACTGTGGGACCTGGCCCAGAACAAGGTCCAGGAGAAGATCTGGGTCGGGTATAGCGGCCAGGACGTCAAGGGTGGCAGCGGCTGGATCGGGCTCGGGCCCGACGACTTCGCGCGGCCGGTGCGCATCCGCTGGGACGTGCAGCAGGAGCTGCCGACCGACGACCTGATCAAGGCGCGCTACGCGCACGAGCGGCTGCAAGCCGGCACCTGGGGCTCGGACGAGGCGATCGAGTACCTGGGCGACAATCCCGACGAGATCCGCAGGTCCAAGGCGCGCGACCGTATCCGCCAGTCGCCCGAGTACCAGAAGTGGCTGGACGAGCAGGTGTTCCAGTTCGCGGGCCGCGGCGACATTCTTGGGGCCGCGGCTCAGGCGCAGGCCATTGCGGCCAAGGTGCAGCCGACGATGGGCAACATGGGACCCGGTGGCCCGTTCGCGCCACCCAAGCCGATGGCGCCCGGCGTCTTTGAGGGCGGCGGCCCAGGTGCAGGCGGGGTCCCGGACCTGGCCGCGCTCGCCACCGCGCCCAACGGGGTGGGGGCTCTGCCACCGCCGGGGCAGCAGGTCATGCAGGGCGCAGCGCAGAATGTCGGCGCACCAGGTGCAGGAGGTATGTGATGGCAAGCAAGTCAGGTGGCTGGAGCCCGCCGTCGGGTCGTGAGCATCCGCCGTTCAAGGGCGGACAGAAGACAAGCTCGGTGGGCAGTAATCACTGCGCCGGACCGATGACGAACAACGACACCAGTGGCGCGGGCAAGGTTCAGAGCAACGCTGTGACCCGACCGCCGCACGGCATCTCGACGAAGTAGCCATGGTCCAGAAGCGGCGCGGTCGCAAGTGGACCGAGGCGAGTGATGCCGTGGCCGACAAGAAAGCCGGCATCAAGCCTGGCTCGGCGAAAGACAACGCACTCGACAAGTCCCGCGGCGTGAGTACCAAGACCCCGAAAGGCAAGTGAGATGGCCAAGCTCACAGCCAAAGCGCGTAAGGCCCTACCGGCCAAGAGTTTCGCGCTGCCAGGCGGTCGCTACCCGATCAACGATGCGAACCACGCGCGCAACGCCCTGAGCCGCGTGGCGCAGAACGGGAGCTCGAGTGAAAAAGCTCAGGTACGAGCCGCGGTCAAGCGTAAGTTTCCCGGCATCGGCAAGGGTGGCAAGTGACGATCCGATCAGCGCTTTCCAGATCATTGCCATCTTCGCGCTGATGTTGCTCGTCCTGGCGGTGATCCTGCTCAACGAGTGGAAGTAAGTGGCCCAGAACCCGCAAGACCCTGAGGCGCTGCGCAACTCGCTGACGCGCGAGGTAACCACCGACGCCTACAACATCGCGGGCCAGATCTTCCGCGGTCCGCAGCCTGACGTCGCACACGTCAACAACGACGAGCTCGACCAGCGCTACTTGCAGGCGATCCACACCGACGATCGCCAGTACCTGATGTCCGAGGCCGCGCGCGACCCGACCCAGTTCCTGAACTCGATAGCCAGGTTGAGCGACGCAGGCAAGATCTTCGTGCCGCCCGACGCGGGTATCCCTCAGGAGCCGCCGCTACCACCAGGTGCGCGCTCGAACGTACCCATTCCTCAACCGCATCCCGACGCGCTGCCTGCTACGTTCAAGCAGCCCGACCAGGTGCCCGCCGTACCGGCAGTCCCCTCGCCGCCCACGGCGCCTGGACCGGTGCCGCTGGGCACGCCGCCGGTGGGGGCCACGGCGGCGTTGCCGCCGCCCATGACGACGCCGACGCCGAGTATCCCGCCGCCGCCGCAGCCGCCATACTGAGGCCACCATGCCGTTTCTGCTGGCTGACGATGCGGCGGACGAGGCGACGCGTCGCCTGCAGGACTTCGGCGACCAGCAGCTCTCCAACCTGAGCAGCCTGCGCCAGGGCGCGCAGGACCTCGGCGCCAGCGCCCAGGACGCCACGCAGCGGCTGATGAGCTTCGGCCAGCAGCAGCTGAGCTCGAGCCTCACCAGCCTGCAGCCACCGCCGAACCCGATCCAGGCGCTGCCCACGCCCGACGTTGGCGCCGTCACCGATCGCCTGCACGCGTTCGGTGAGCAGGCGCTCACCAGTGCCACCCAGGGACTGCAGCGGGCTGGTCAGCAGGCGCAGCAGGGCATCCAGCAGCTGCAGCCACTCCAGCCCCTGGCGCCGCCTGCCGCGCCGTCCGCGCCGCAGAATCAGTCGCTGGACCAGCCGCAGCAGCCTGCGCCGCAGCAGGGGCAGCCGCTGGACAAGAACGGGGTCATCGCCTACGTGCAGCAGAAGGCGCGCGACTTCGGCCTCGACCCCGCGGCGGTGCTGGCGGTGGCCAACCAGGAAGGGCTCAACACCGACCCCGGCTCGCACTGGCAGCTACCCGGCGAGAAGAACATCAGCTTCGGGCCACCGTCGTGGTACGGCAACGGCGCCGGCGCGGACATCATCGCCAAGCACGGCGACGACGCGGCGCGCTGGTCGTGGACGCCCGAGGGCATCGACTACTGGCTCGGCCAGGTGCAGACCGCGGCGCAGGGGCTGAGCGGGCCTGACGCGGTGGCCGCCATCGTCAACAAGTTCGAGCGCCCGCGCGAGGACCTGGCCGCGGGCGAGATCGAAAAGGCCAAGGCTGCCTACAATCAGTTCACAGGCGGCGTGCAGCAGAAGGCTGCAGACCTGACCCAGACGGTGCAGCAGGGTGCTCAGAACCTGACCGGCCAGTCCAACACCAGCGGACTGGTTTTCCCGGTGGTCGGTTACCAGGGCGACATCAACGACCACTGGGGCTCGGTCAAGGGTGGCTCCGACATCATGGCCGACCGCGGCACGCCCGTCGTGGCCATGCGCGGCGGCAAGGTCATCGAGAGCGGCTGGAACAGCGTGGGTGGCAACAGCGTGCTAGTCCAGGCTGATGACGGCAACCAGTACTACTACGCCCACTTCGATAAAGCGCCGTCGGTCAAGGTCGGCGACACGATTAGTGCCGGCACGTACCTGGGGCCGGTGGGCAACACGGGCGATGCTTCGGGCGGGCCGACGCACCTGCACATCGGCATCGGGCCCGACATCAAGCTCGGCGCAGACAAGTACGGCGGCACCGGTGGCGACTACGACGCCGTCGACCTGCTCAAGCAGGCGCAGGCCGGGCAGCAGAACCAGCCTGCGCAGGCCGCGACCACGTCAGCGGCGGGCCCACAAGCGCTGGCCGCGCCGGTCCAGCAGGGTGCACAGAACGTCGCCAACGCCGCGGGGCAGGCTGCGAACCAGGGGCTCGAGGTGCTCGGTCGTGCGGCCGGCACCGCGGGCGACCTGGCCACCGGTGGCTTGACGCGGCGTTTCAACGAAAACCTGCAGGGCCTGGGCAGCGACCTGACCGCGGGCGGGACGCAGTCGCCCTTCAAGACCGCGGCCAATGCGCTCGACCAGGTCGCCAGCACGGCCGATACGGTGGCACCCGGCGGCGGCGGGTTGGTGCCGAGCGACCTGATGCGCGTCGGCGCCAACTTCCTGCGCAGTCCGGGCGTGCTCGACTCGGTGAAGATCCTCCAGGACCTGAACAACAAGTACGGCTCGATGGACTCGAGCACGTACTCGCCTGAGGATCAGCGCGCGGCGGGGCAGGCGCTGGTGGCCGTCGGCGGTGTAGTCGGCGGTGGCGGTGCTCCTGAGGCCTCCCGCATGTACCACGGCACCGGCGCCGATTTTCCGAGGGTGGACCCGCAGGCGGTGAGTGGCGAGGAGAACCTCTTCGGGCCGGGCTACTACCTGACCAGCGACCCGCGCGTGGCCGGCGGCGTGGTATCGCAGGGTGGCAACCGCATCCCGATGAACGATGCGACGGGCGCGCCGATCCAGCATCAGGCGACGGTTATCTTTCCCGAGTCGCTGGAGAAGGTCACCAACGCCACGGCCGGCACGCCCGGCGGCCAGGTCGCGGCCCCGTTCGCGCTCGGCACCGGCGCCGCGGTCGGTGCCGGCGCGCTCGCCGCCAACAAGGACCGCATCAACGACGCGCTGCAGGGATGGCAGGCGCCGTTCACGCTCGACGACGTCAAAGACAAGCTGGACGACCTGGGCTCGAAGCTCGAGGACTTCCGCCAGCAGCAGGCGGCCACCAGCCCGATCCAGCCCGGAGGCTTCACGGCACCGGTGGCGCGCGGGCTCGAGGCCGCCAACGACGTACTGCAGCAGCGCACCCAGAACCTGGACCCGGCGCAGATCACCCAGGACTACCTGGACGCGATCCGCAGCGGCGACGTCGGCGGCATCCTGGACGCGGCCGCACGCGGCGCGGACGTGGCCGCTGGCCCGGCGGGCACGTCGCTGGCCGACGTGAGTGCGCCGCTGAGTGCAGGCCTGACCGCGGCGGGCGTCGACCCGAACCTCTCGCGCGTGCTGGGCATGGCCGGCAACCTGGTGGCCCCCGCGGCGCTCGAGGGTGCGGTCGGGCGAGGGTTGCCACAGGTGGCTGGTGGCCTGGCCAGGGGCGAGGCGGGCACGCTCGGTGATTTCCTCGCCAACGAAGACGGCTCGCTCAACCTCGACAAGCTAGGCCGCGTCCTGCAGGCCACGCGCGTCGGCGCGCTGGCCGGTGGCCTGCCCACCCTGGCGCACATCGCGCTGAACACGCCGGTGCAGATCGGTACCAAGCTGGCGTCCGACCTGGGCGCCAATGTGCGCTACCCCGAGGCGACCGCCGCCGAGCTCTACGGCGCGATGCAGGGACTGCGCGCCTGGGGCATGAACGCCGCCAGCACGCTCAACAAGCCTGGGCCGCTGGCCAGCAGCATGGGCGCCACCAGCACCCTCAGCCTGCCCGGCGCAGGCGAGACGGCGCTGACTGGCCTGGTCAAGCTGCACCCGGTGTTGCAGGACATCCCGAAGCAGATGGCCAACTACATGGAGCTGTACCGCACCGCGGCGCAGCAGGCCACCGACGCGGGCCTGCCGCGAATGGGCACGCGGTGGCGCGCGGAAGTGGCGCGCCTGGTGTCCAGCCCCACGTCGGCGATGCAGTCCGCGGCCAACTTCGCGGCCGGCACCGCGGGGCTCTCAGGAGGCATGGGTACCACCGGCACGGCGATCAGCAAGCTGATCCACGACGCGCCGCTGGCGCGCTTCGCCATGCCGATCTTCGACATCGGCTACAAGATCGCGTCCAAAGGCGTGGAGATGACGCCGACGATGGGCCCGATCGGCACCGCCTGGGATGTGGCCAGGGGGCTCACCGGCAGCGGTCCGTACGCCGGCGGCAACTGGGGTGGCCGCGGCGCGAACGAGGCCGTCACGCCCCTGGCTGAGCGCGTACGTAACCACCTGATCGGCCTGGCGCTGATGTACGAGGGTTACCAGCAGGCGGCCCAGGGCAACATCACCGGCGAGGGCCCGTCGGACCCCGGCGAGCAGGCCGCGCTGCGGCAGACCGGCTGGCAGCCGAGCTCGGTGAAGCTCGGTGGCCGCTACTTCGACGCGCACCTGTTGGGACAGCTGGGCTGGCCATTGATCGCGGGCGCGAACCTGTACGAGGCGCGCAACGGCCCCGGTGGCCAGGGGCTGCCGCCCATCAAGACGCCCCAGGGCGAGCAGCAGCCTGGTGTGCTCGACGAGCTCGGCGATTACGTCGCGCGCCAGGGGCGCTACTTCAACGACGAGACGTTCCTGCGCGGTGTGGGCGACATCCTGAACCTGATGGGCTCCGGCTTCCAGCAGGGCAAGGTGCCACAGCAGGAGGCCGCGGGCGTGCTGCAGTCGCTCGTCCCACAGGGCGCGCTGGGGGCCAACTGGGCCTCGAGCCAGGACCCGTTCCAGCGCAACCCGCGCGCGGGCGCCAACCCGCTTGAGGACATCCAGAACGCGCTGCTGGCGCGACTGCCCGGCCAGCGCGAAGGATTGCAGACGCGCATCAGCGCCACCGGTCGTCAGCTGGCCAACCCGCAGCAGGGCCTAGGCATCCTGATGCCGCGCTCGAGCGTGGTCCAGGGCGACCCGATCCTGGATGAGCTCGCCAAGGTCGGTGTCAAGCCGACCAACACGCCGGTCAAGTTGTCGTTCGGCTCGGCCAACGAGGTGCAGCTGACGCCTGGGGAGCAGTACCGCTGGCAGCAGTACCGCGGCCAGGCGCTGACTGACTCGGCCACCAAGCTGATGAGCTCGAGTGCGTATAAGAAGCTCGACGACGGCAGCGACAAGGGCAAGATCGCACAGCGCAACGCGGTGGCTGCGGTGGTGAGCTCGAGCGCCCAGGTCGCCGACGGCAAGCTGCGCCAGGAGCTGGCGAAGGACACCACCGGGCTGACCAGGCGCTTCATCGCTACCGGGTCACAGGCGCCGGCGTATGGTTACGGCACCGGCGGTTACACGCCGCTGAGCCAGCCCCTGTCCGAGCAAACAGGCCAGTAAGGAGACGCGATGCCGCTCAAGGTTGGTCCCGACCCGAACAATCCTGGCCAGTGGATCTGGGTTGACTCGGCCTCTGGCCAGCCCGCGAGCCAGCCCGGCGGCCCGGGCACGCCGTTTGTTGCCCAGAGCGACCCTGCTCCGGCGGCGGGGGGTCCGACCGGCAGACCGTCGGGCCCGTACGACACTCCCGCGGGCCCGCCCGCGCCAGGCGTCGGCACCACACCGCGCACAGCGGGAGGCACCGGGCAGACCATCCAGGACGCCGTCAACAACCTGGGCGGTGGCCCCTGGACGCTGAAGGACCCGACCGGGCAGCCGATCGAAGAGACGGCCGTCGCCAGCATCCCCAACGCCACACCAGGACTGCCCGCGACGACGGCCAACCGCGGGACGGGCAACTACTACGTCGTCGTCAAGGGACCCGGTGGCGTCGAGCGCGCGCTGTTCCTGCACCCGAGCGCGTCCAAAGACGGCAAGGTCGCGCGGCAGACCGGCATCAATGACCAGGGCGACGACGCCAAGAACATCTACGACGGCGACCTGCGCGATCTCAGCTGGACGCAGTCCAAGCCGCTCGCCGACGTACCCGAGAGCGCCACGAAGCAGCCGAGCGCCACCGCGCAGCTGACCAAGCTCAAGGGCGGCAAGGTCATTCCTGCCAGCGATACGACGACGAAGCCCGACCAGCTGCGCGACGAGGCGACAGGCACGGTCATCAACGTGCCGACCGATCCCGCTGGCACGCTCACGACGATCAACAACCAGCCCATGGTGGTCAAGCCCGATGGCACTGCCACCGCGGTAACGGGTTCCGACGGCAAGCCGATCGTCCTGACCAAGGACCACACCCAGATCAACGTGCCGGGCGTGGGCGTGTTCGACTACGACCCGTCCAAGACGGGCCCCGACGCGTACACCCCGGTCCCTGGCACCACCGCGCCCCAGACCACCGCGCCGAGCGACGTCATCTGGACCGACATCCCCGGCACCGACCAGCAGCAGGGCAGCCGCATCGTCGACGGCAAGAAGCAGGACATCGAGGGCCTGACGCGCAAGGCGTCCGAGGGGCACGCCACCAAGGTCTACGACGACCCCAACTCGCCGACCCTGGTCTGGTACGACGACCAGGGCAAAGAGATCGCGCGCGCCGATAAGCCCGGCTACACGCCGCCCAAGAACGCCAACGCGGGCACGGCGATCACGCCCGACACCGACGCGCCGTTCACCGTCACCATCGGCAACGACGGGAAGCCGGTCTTCACCCCGAATCAGAACAAGATCTCGATCAGCGAAGCGCAGAAGCAGCTGATCCAGCAGCTCGGCGGCAAGGTCGCCGACGGCACGATGTCGGAAAAGGCCGCCCAGGACCTGATCAGCGACCTGACCAACTCGATGACCGCGCGCGCCAACATGCTGACGGCGCAGACCAACCAGCAGAAGCTCGGCGCCGACGCGGCGTCCACCTCGCTGAACGCGGTGCAGGCGGGCGCCCAGACCGGCGCCGGCTTGCTCCAGAACCGCGTCACCTCGGCGATGGGCGGGCTGAACAACATCATCTCGGCCGCGGCCAACTCGAAGATGACCAGCGCGCCGGCGGGCATGGCACAGGACCTGGTCGGCGGCTTGCAGGAGTGGGTGACGGGCCTGGGCGGTGGCCAGCCCGTCTACGACTCGGCCGCGGCGATGGTCAACCAGGCCGCGCCGGGCATGTTCAACGGCAACCCGACCCTGGCGCAGCAGGCGTACACCGCGCTGCGCGGGTACATGGACCTGTACAAGGCCAAGACCGGTGAGGACTGGCAGCCCGACAACAAGGCCTTCAGCGCGCCAACGACGGCGCCTGCAGCGCCGGGCACGCCAGGCAGTGGCACCGAGCAGGGCCAGATGACCAACGTCACCCAACAGCAGGCGCTCGCCAATCAGCAAGCTGCCGCTGCTGCTGCGGCAGGTGCCACCGGTCCGAGTACCGCTGCGCTCAACGCCAGGGGGCTGATGGACAACCAGCAGGGGCGGGCAATCGCCGCCGGGCAGACACCGGTGGCCAACGGCGTGACGGGCCCGATCGCGCCCGGCCTGTACAACCCGGCCTGGCAGCAGGGCATCCGCAGCGCCGTCGGGCAACCGGCCACCGGTCCGATCGGCACCATGCCCGCTGGTGCGGCGGTCCAGCCGCTACCCATCCCGACCTCGCCGTGGTATCCCGGCGCACAGCCGTTCGCGGCACCGGTGACCGTGTGACATGGGACTTGCTTTCAATCCGCAGGGCAGTACCGCCGCTCTCAACGCCGCGGGCTACCTGGACACGCCCGAGGGGCGCGCGGCCTATCCAGGCACGAGCTACCCGACAGGAGGTGGGTCTACGGCCACCAACGATAGCGCTCAGTTAAGCTCGGGGCTCCAGAAGCTGTTCGGGGCGATTGCCTCGGGCAATACGCAGCAGGCGCAGGAGGCCATCCGCGAGTACAACCTCACGTACGCCAACGACGTCGCCAACTTGTACGGCCAGAACTTCGGGCCCGGCAACCCAGCGCCGATCGGCGCGGCCACCCTGGCGGCGGGTCAGCAGTTCGGCTCGATCGGCTACATCCCTGGCTTCACCGGCAGCGACGCGGGCCAGAATATGTCCCAGATCGCGCAGAACAACTCGATCGCCCAGAACGCCGCGGGGCTGACGGGCTGGTACGCGCAGCCCGTCCAGAGTGCGTACACGCCAGGCACGTTCGTGCGTCTGGATCCGAGCACGTACGACACCAACCAGTACGGCCCGGTGCAGATCAGCTACGTGCTGCCCAGTGGCCAGCTGCAGCGCGTCAACATCCCCCAGGCGCAGGCGATGGGCTGGAACGGCAACCTGTCGACCATGCCCACTCTCTCTGCGCAGCAGGCCATCGGGCTCGAGCAGGCACCGCCACAGAACGCGCCGCAGCAGACCATCCAGGGTCTGACGGCGTACTCGAATCTCAACACCGCGGCGCAGAACAACGCGCTGTCGGTGGCCGGTGCGACGGGCATGTACACCGCGCCCGGCCAGGTGGTGCCACCAGGTACCAACGCCCAGGGCGGCAAGTTCAGCGACCTGGATCAGCAGACCCAGATGGCCTACTTCGCGTCCAACGGCAGTGACTGGAACGCGGCCATGAACAAGTGGGTCGCCGACTCGAACGCCGCCATCCAGCAGGCGTACACGGCCGCCGGCGGCCAGGGTCAGGCGCCGGGTATCGGCACGCCAGGCACACCCCAGGAGACGCTCGCGGCGCAGAACCAGTACTTCACCCAGGCGGGCGACCTGGCCAACCAGTTCGGGCAGTACTACACCCCGCTGACCCCTGGGCAAACTGCACAAGCCGGCGTCAACGCGCCGCAGCAGGGCCAGTCGACGCTGGCGGCGCAACAGCAGACGTACGCGCAACAGATGGGGCTGATCAGCCAGGCGGCGTCGTTGCAGGCCAATCCCTTCCGTCAGCAGCAGGCCATCGGCCAGATGGGCAACCTGCTGGGCGGCGGCGGCGTAGCGTCGTTCTCGGCGCCCAACACGGTGGCCGGTGTCGGGACGCAGGGCGGCAACACCCAGGGCGGCATGGGCTATATGCAGCAGATGATCGACGACATCCGCGGGGGCACCAACGGCGCCAACCAGACCAGCATGCAGAGCGTGCTGGACGCGATCCCGACGCCGAACAAGGTCAACTCGGTCGAGTTCATGCGCTCGGCGCCGTCGACGCAGCAGATGGTGTTGCAGGGCATGCAGGAGAAGTACGGCCTGGACCCCAACGACTCGTTGACCCAGATTAAGAACACCCTGCCGGCGTTCCAGGCGCCGACCACGTTCGGAAAGATCGCCGGCTAAATGACCATCGACATCACGCGCACGATCCACCCCGACCTGCTCGATGAGTACGTCGAGCAGGTGAACCTTGCCGCGGGCGCCACCGCCGAGCGCACCTCACCTCGGCGACGGCGCGGGCGTGGTGCGCCGGCTCAAGCTGACGTCTCCCCTCCTGGGGACTCCCAGTCGGTAGAGCCCTCCGACGCACCACCTGATGGCGCCGAGGTGCGCGAAGACACCTCGGCGCCGACCGCGCCCGAATGGTTGGCAGCCGTCGATGCGGCCACCGATCCCAAGGAGAAGCTGGCGCTGCTGACGCGCAACCTGCCGCGCGAGGAGCTCACGCGCGACGACGTACTGGCCGGGCTGTTGGGCGATCTGAGCAACCAGCGTGCTCGCCGCCTGATCGAGGACCAGCAGCGCCAGGCTGAGGAGCAGCAGCGGTTACGCGCCTACGAGCAGGGGGACCTGTACACCCTGGGCCAGCTGAGCGCCGCCGAGCTGCAGCAGCGCCGCGAGGCCCAGGAGGCCCAGGCGCGCCAGCAGTCGGATCCGTACATCCACGCCGTGCGCACCTTCCAGGCCAGTTTGCCGGAAGACGTGCAGCGCGAGGTGCAGGGAAAGCAATACGATTCGTTCGGCGCGTATCTGACCGCCGTCCAGGACGCCGCGATTCGCCACGGCGTGAGCGAGGAAGTCAGAAAGCGCTCGGGGGCCCTGTCCAAAGCAGAGCTCTCGCAAACCGTCGGGAGTGAGATGTCACCCGAGCTAGACGGAGGACCTGCCCAGAGCACCCGCGAGATCACGGATGCCCAGGTTTCCGCCATGTCGCTCGAGGAGTACGACCGCTTCTTCGACGAAAAAGGCCGGCCTCGGCCGGGTGTTCGTGTGCGCCTGGAGCGCGGCATAGACGTGCGCAGGCGGTGATCTCCCTCACCCCGATGGGGTGAGGCCGCTGAAGGGAAGAAGCGATGCCAGTAGGCGCAACGGAGTTTGTCGACAAGACGATTGCCGACGGTGTGTTCTCGCCCGACATCTGGTCGAAGCAGGTGTTGCGCGCCACCGAGTCGAACCTCGTGTTCGCCAAGGAGGTCAACCGCGAGTTCGAGGACGACGCCAGCGTGGGCAAGGCGGTCAAGGTCGCCAGCATCGGCAACGTGGCCGCGCGGGCAAAAGCCGAGAACACGGCGATCACCTACGAGACGGTGGCCGAGACGGCGACGACGATTACCTTGAACATCTGGGATTACGCTGCGGTTGGCATCGAAGATATCGTCAAGGTGCAGAGCATCGTCGACGTCCAGAACGAGTACCAGATGAAGATGGGCTACGCCATCGCCCGCGACATCGACTCCAAGCTCGCCGCGGACGTGGCCGGCTTCACCCAGACGGTGGGCACGCTCGGCACCGCGCTGGCCGACGTCGACGTGGTGCGCGGCAATCAGTACCTGGACGACGCCGACGCGCCCGAGAACGATCGCTTCCTGATCATGTCGCCGGCCGAGAAGGCCAACAAGATCACCCTGGACCGCTGGTCGAACGCCCTGTACATCGGCAATCCCAAGCCCGCGGTCAGCGGCTCGATCGGGGATATGTACGGCCTCAACATCAGCATCACCACCAACCTGGTCAAGCCCGCCGGCGGCCAGGCCAACAACTTCATCTTCCAGCGTGAGGCGATCGCGCTGATTGTGCAGCGATCGCCGAAGATGCATCTTTTCTACGACATCGACTTCTTCACTTGGAAGCTGGCGTCGGAGGTCATCTTCGGGCACCAGATGATGCGTCCGACGTTCGGCGTGTGGGCCAAGGGCATTGGCTGAGTCGCTGAGCCTGCTCGAGCGACTCGAGCAGCGTGCCGCTCCGACCGGGGCGGCCACGCCCCACCACGCGCTCAACTACAACTATCCGCTGGCGTGGTATCGCCGACCCGACGGCGACATCGTCCAGCTGCAGAGCGACCCCAACAACCGCGCCATGTACGAGGACCTGGGCTTCGTCATCCTGCGCCTCGACGAGGTCAAGGAGTGGGAGCAGGAGGTGCGCCCCGAGGTCGTGGTGCAGCAGAAGCGCAAGGCGCAGTTGATCACCGGTATCCGCAGCCTGGTGGCGCGCCACCCGCAGATGCAGATGCTGCCCGACGACGACTTCGCGCTGCGCGACATGGACATCCCCGAGCTCGAGGCCGAGTTCGCGTCGCTGTGCGAGCAGGCTGGCTACAAGCCGCGGCTGCCGCGCATCCCGCCCGAGAAAGCGGCGCCCAAGGAGCAGCTGCTGATGGGCGTCGAGACGTCGGCGAGCCACACCCAGGAGGAGATCGCCAGCAAGCTGCAGCGCGGCGAGGGCTACGATCCGATCGACCACGCAAGGAGACGACCACGATGAGCGAGTTTCTCGACGCGGCCCAGGCGAGCCCGTACATCGCCCCGCCCGCGACCCCGCCCGGCGACCTGTACTTCACCTTCACCAAACCCGACGGCGACTCGTTCCTGGCCAGCGCGGCACAGGCCGAGGGTTTCCTGCGGCTGGGCTACACCGTGACGGGGGAGCAGACGCTGAGCGATTCGGACACCTTTCGAAACGCAGTTAGCCCGGGGGCAGTCCTCCCGCCCGCCTCAGGCGTCGACACCACCGAGGCCACCGGCACGAGCGGTGCCCGCCCCCAGACCCCGCCGGCGGCGTAAGTCGTGACCGAGACGCAACCCGAGTCGGTCGTCCCGGCCGCGGGCCACGCCGCGGGCCTGTGGACGCACACGCCGGTGGACTGGCGCGGCAACGAGGGTGTGGCCAAGCCTGCCAACTGGCCCACCGACGCGGTCAACGGCAATCCGGGCAACGGCACGCGCCCCGGCTCGGCGATGCCACCGCCTGGGCTGACGATCCTGTCGGCCACGCCCGGCGTGGCCTCGGGCACCGTCACCTGGACGACCAGCGTGGCGAGCGACTCGACGGTCAACTACGGGCCAACCACCAGCTACAACAAGACGGTGAACGACCCGACGATGGTCACCGCGCACTCGGTGGCACTTACCGGGCTGACCAGCGGCCAGGTAGTGCACTACTCGGTCACCTCGAGCGGCGGTGGCTACTCCGCGAGCTCGGTCGGCGACAGTACCTTCACCCCGACATGAGCAACCACCGTCCTGGGTGCGTCTTCGGCCCAGGCTTCTATCGCGTCGTGCTCAGCGACGGTGGCCGCCGCTTCTGCCAGAACGAGCAACAGGTCGAGGCGGTGCGCCGACTGCTTCCGGCGGGCACCATGGTGCGCGTGCAGCGCGACGCCTGCCTGGATCCGCTCGAGCCCGACCAGGACGCGCGCGGCGTGGTCGATGGCGAGGCGTTTCTGAATATGCCGCGCGAGCGGGCAATGGCCGAACTCGGCATCACCACCGAGGACGACTACCAGCGGACGTACCGCGCCATCGAGGAGGCGGTGCTGGCATCTGACAGGGCGGTGGCCAGTGGCGCTAGGGATCGTCCGTCGGTGGTCGTCAAGAAGCGCGGCACGCGGGTACTCGAGTAATGCAGACCGACACGCGCATGCTGTTCACCGAGCATCGCACCGGTGGCACGTGGACGCACGTGGGACAGCTCATCGTGCGCTTTCAACTCGACGACGGCACGATCATCACCGTCACCTTGCCTGACGACCTGGTGGCCCTGCAAAAGCGCACGCTCGAGGACATGCAGTACGGACACTGATGACCGAGACGCCGACGCTCAACCCGATGCAGCCGACCCAGGCCCCGCCTTTGAGGCCGGTGGGGGGTCCCGCGGCGCCACCGCTGGTCCCGCCGGGCGTGACGCCGCCACCCGTGCCGCCGTTCGAGCCTGACTATCCGCCGGCGTGGATCGGGCCGCCTGGTCCCGCGGGCCCGCCGGGTGCGACCGGACCGCAGGGGCCGCCTGGGGCGAATTCCACCGTGGCCGGCCCAGCTGGCCCGACGGGCCCCGCTGGACCCCAGGGCACGACCGGCGCCCAGGGCACGCCTGGTCCGCAGGGGCCCGCGGGGGCAACGGGCAGCCAGGGTCCGACAGGAACGAGCGGTCCACAAGGGCCGCAGGGCGTCCCAGGACCGCAAGGTACGGACTCGACGGTGCCGGGGCCGGCCGGCCCGCAAGGCGCCACCGGACCTGCGGGCCCGCCTGGCGGCGCGCCTAACTGGCGTGGCACGTGGTCGGCGGGCGCAACCTACGTCAGCAACGATGCCGTTTCGTACCAGGGCTCGAGCTACTACGCGCCGAGCAGCGTCACCATCGGCGTCGCGCCGCCCGCGGCACCCTGGGCACTCATCGCTGCCAAGGGCGATGTGGGCGCAACGGGCTCGCAGGGTCCACAAGGCACCACGGGCGCACAGGGCCCGCAAGGCACCCCCGGCGCCACCGGAGCCACAGGCACCCAGGGCCCACCGGGCGCAACCGGCGCGCAAGGGCCCACGGGTTCGACCGGCCCCCAGGGCACCACCGGTCCGCAGGGCCTGAGCGTCACCTGGCGTAACGCCTGGTCCGCGGCGACGGCGTATGCCGTCAACGACGCGGTGTCCGCGGGCGGCTCGTCGTATATCTGTATCGCCGCGGTCACCGGTGGGGCAGGACCAGCGAGCGACCCGACGCACTGGTCGCTGATGGCCCAGCAGGGCGCCCAGGGACCCCAGGGCACAGCCGGCGCGACTGGCAGCCAGGGCCCGCAGGGCGCGACGGGATCTCAGGGCCCGCAGGGCACCACCGGCGCGACCGGGCCAGGCGTGGCCACTGGCGGCGCGGCAGGTCAGGTGCTGACCAAAAACACCGCGACCAACTTCGATACGGGCTGGACGACGCCGTTTTCGCAGGCGCTCGCGGACGCGCGCTACCTGGCCCTCGCTGGCGGCACGCTGGCGGGCAACCTGCTGTTTTCGACCGACAACACGCGCGACATCGGCGCTAGCGGCGCGACCAGGCCGCGCGATCTGTACCTCGGGCGCAACCTGGCCGTGGGCGGCACGGTCACCGTGCCGAACGGTTCCATCGCCGGCGCGGCGATCGCGAGCGGTGGCATCACCGCGACGCAGATGGCAGCTGGTGCGGTGACGTCTGCTGCCATCCTGGACGGCACCATCGCGACGGCCGACGTGGCCGCGAACGCAATCCAGCAAGCCATCGGCACCTACCTTGCCGCGCCAACCTTCTCGACCACGACCACGAGCGCCTGGGTGGCGACGCCAGCGACCTTCTCGGTGGCCTCACAGGGTGGCCTCGTGCGCCTCGAGTGGATGGTCACCCTCCAGCACACGGTGGCGACCGCGATCCTGTACTGCCAGCCCGGCATCGACGGTGTGCCCGGAAGTTCCCTGGGACAGATCACCCTGCCGAATGCGGGGCTGCCGTTCGTCATCACCGGGGTGACCTACGTCACGCCCTCGGTGGGCACGCACTCGTACACGCTGTATATCTGGCTGTTCTCCGCAGGCACCCTGTCGGCGTCTGCCGGGCAGAGTTGGGGTCTGTACGCGACGGAGCAGAAACGATGAAGCATGCCTAGCCTGGCCCACTACCGGTCCACGTTCAGCGTCGAGGCCGGCCCGTACATCGGCCCAGATAGCTATGACGTCCGCGCGATGGGCGGCTCAGACCTCCAGAATCTGTACTGTCGCGCGTACCCCATCCAGTCGGGCATCCCGCAGCAGGACCAGCTCATCGACCGCCCGCTGTACCGTCCGCAGGCGGTGCAGCCCACCGACAAGCACCGCTACATCAAGGCCTACACGCCGGCCACTGGGCTGATCGAGCCGGATCTGGACTGGGCCCTGCCGCCCATCGCGGACCCCGGTGCCGGCACGCTGTATCAGGACCTGGAAGCCTTTACCTACGCCGAGCTCGAGCAGATGACCTACGACGAGATGGAGAACACCGGCCTGGCAGGCTTCGGCGAACGCTTCGAGGTCCTGGGCCCGTTCGACGTGCCGACGACACACCGCCTGATCAACGACGGCCTCAAACAGTGCTGGCTGGTCGTCGAGGTGGCGTGTATCCCCACGCCGCTGAAGAGCCGCCACAACCTGAGCGTCGTGTGCCCCTGGCTCCAAGATCCGAACGATGTGCTGCAGGTCGGCCTGATCAAGGACTACGTCGATCGCGACCTGCAGGACCCGTTTGAGAGCGTGGTGCGCGGCCAGGTCGAGCGCGACGGCGGCGACTTCTATCTCAACACCGGGACGACCAGCTTCGTTGACGGCGATGTCTTGTGGCTGCGCGTGCTCAAGCGCGCCTACGACCACTGCCGCGCGAGCGGTGGCGTCTTCGGCGAACAGCAGGGCCTGGTGCTCGAAACGGACGAGGCGCCATGTGAGCGGGACTGGGTGGCGTCCTCGGCGCTGGTGATCGCCTGGCGGCGCTTCGCGCACCTGCTCGAGGTCGGGGCCAACCAGCGCCTGATCCGCGACCAGGCTGCGGCCGCGGCGTGGTTCACCGACCGCTGCCGCGAGCACTTCACCGCGCCGCTGCCAGGTCGCACGCTGCGCCGACGACGCACCTTTGGGCCGCCGCGCCAGTTGGCAGGACAATACCTCGGATGACGATGCAAGACGACGACCTGAAGTGGGGCAAGCTCGCCTACGACGCGTATGCCGCCGCGGCCGGCGGCCGTTCGCTGGTGACCGGCGACGACCTGCCACCGTGGATCAACCTGAGCGACCAGCTGAAGACGTGCTGGATCACCGCCGCAAGGACGGTGGTATTTCAGGCTGAGGCTGACGCGAGGGCCAGAGATCGGTGAGCCTGTACGCCAAGCGCGAGCCGTGGCCCTTCAACCTGAAGATCTCGGGTACCGGCTTCCTGCTCGGCAGCCCTGGGCCGGGGAAGCCGGCGATGCTCTCGGCCAAGGCTGAGGACATCAGCAAGGTCGACCCGCCCGACTTCGACTACGCCAACCTGAGCCCGGTGGCCGATCGCGAGGAGCCGTTCGGACCGATGAGCATGGGCATGGGCATGCGTCAGCAGCACAAGTGGCAGGACTATCGCTACGCCGAGGCGATGGGCTGCGACCTGAGCGTCACGCCCTGGTGCAAGGGCCCGGAGATGCTGGTCGGCACCGGCCAGAGCAACGGCGAGGTCGTCGATTTCTTTGAGCTCAACGGCGTACTGTTCGCCGCCGCGGGCACAAAGATCATGCGCTACGACCCGGCGGCCAACGCCTGGACCAGCACCGTCGATCTGGGCCACACCATCGTGTGTGCCACCGTGTTCGCGTCCAACTTCGACGGTGTGCAGCGCGTGTGGGTCGGCTTCGGCGCGGGCGTCAAGGCGGCGTGGAGCACCGACGGCACGACGTTCACCAGCATGACCACCTTCGAGGCGCTGGCGTTCATCCGCATCGCGCGCGAGTGGTGGTGGGCCGACAACGTCAACACGCTGCGCAAGTGCGATACCAACGCCGACCCGACCGACGAGGCCAACTACACCGCGTTGATCTTCAAGGTGGGCGACATGAGCTCGCCGATTACCGCGCTGCTGGCCACCGCGGGCGGCGTGCTGGTGGTGTGCAAGACCGACGGGATGTACACCCTGGACCCGGCCGGCGACGACCACCCACTGTTTCCCTTCCTCCAATACGCGCCCAACGCGCGAAACGGAAAGTGCCGCGGCCAGTTCCTGAACGACCTGTACGTCGGCTACGGCACCAACCTGTCGCGTGTGGGCCCCGATCTGGGGCTCGAGGAGATTGGGCCCGAGACACTGCCTGATCAGGACACCGTCGTCCACGGCCAGATCACCAGCTTCGTCGGCGTCGGCGCCCTGTTCGGCTACGCCGGCATCTACAACGCCGACACCAACACCAGCTACCTGCTCAAGTTCGGCGCGTTCATCATCCAGGGCACCTTCAGCACGTACCAGACGCTGGCCAACGTGCTGCCAGCGCCGCAACGCATCGACGCCTGGAACGGCAGCTTGAACCGAGGCTGGAGCGGTAAGTACCCGACCAGGATGTGGACCACCGCTATCGGCGCACCTGGCGGCCACAGCTTCACCATGATCGGTTTTTCCGACGGCAGCTTCGAGCGGCTCGTGAACCCCTGTACTTTCAACCCGCTGGCGTGCAGCACGTACCGCTTCCTGGTCGGTGACGATTGGGTGCGGCTGCCTGACTGGTCGGGCACGTACATCGCCACGCGCAAGACGCTGCGCTGCTTCAGCGTCACCGGCTCGAAGGTCGACGCGGACGACTACGTCACGCTCGAGTACAAGACCGACCCGCACCAGGCGGCGTGGACCGACTTCGGCTACACCTTCCAGCACGGCGTGTTCGACCGCCAGCCGTTCCCGGTGGGCACGGTAACGATCCTGGCGCAGTTCCGCGTGCACCTGCACAACACGGTCAACACGAGCTCGCCCGAGCTCACGAGCGTCTCGATCGGCCACGCGCTGCGCCCGTCCAGGCTGATGACGTTCGAAGGCGACATCCTGTGCGCCGACGGGCTGGTGCGGCGCGACGGGGTGCCGATCCGTATGGGCAGGACGATGATCCGTCAGCTGGTCGAGGCCGCGGTCGACGACCCCGGCGCGGTCATGGTGGTCATGCCCGACGAGATCCAGACCGAGCTCAGCTTCATCGATTATTCCGTCAGCCAGTCGTTCGACGAGGTCGGGCGGCAGTGGCGCGGCAGCCTGCACATCAAGGCTGTCCAGTGGACGGCGGTCGAGCCACCACCCAGCTAAGGAGCATTCGAGTATGGCGCGTATCGAGACCGATCCCAACTACACCAGTCCGACGTTCTCGCGTGCCACCGCCGCGACGGACATCGTCAAAAAGGAGGATGTTCAGGCCGTGGCCGCGGCGTTCTCGACGCATGTGCATGACGGAAGCGGCAAGGGGCTGGCGGTGGCGCTGATCAATGCCTCGGCCATTCCTGATAGCTCGATCACCTCTGCCAAAATCGCGGACGGCACGATCGCCACCGCCGACATCGCGACGAATGCGGTGTCAGAGAAGCTGGCCAGTTATTTCGCGGCGCCGGTGTTTTCCACGACCACCCTCAACACGTGGGTGCTGGCCACGTCGGCCACCGCGAACACCCACGGCTCACCGATCCGCGCTGAGTTCATGGCGACCTTGCAGCACACCGCGGCCGGCGCGGTGTTTCTCATCGGTATCGGCGTGGACGGGGCTCCGCCGGCGGGGTGTGGGCAGGGCACGCTGCCCTCGGCCGGCTTGCCGTTCATCGTGAGCGGCGAGATGTACGTGACGCCGTCGGCCGCCTCCCACACGTTTGGGATCTACGTTTACCTGATCTCCGCTGGCACGCTGTCCGCCTCGAGCGGCATCAACTGGAGTCTGAACTTGACGGAGCAAAAGAAGTGACGAGCTCCACCGCTACCGGCATCGATGTGAGTGGACACGTCATCAACCTGTCCCAACTCCAGAACGAGCTCATCGCCGCGGGCGTGGCGGTCGACTATGGACTGCTGGTCCTTGGGCCGGGGTCCGAGGCGACCGGCGCGGACGCCCTTGGGGACCCACGCTATCCGGCGGATACGCGACTGTTTACGTGTGACGTGCAAGGCCAGGGGACCGACTTTCCGTCAGACCAGCTGGCGACCGTCAACAGCGTCGTCGCGGCGCACGTGGCGATGCGCGACAAGACCGACGCGGAATACTCGGCCGAGTTTCAGGACTCCGCCACGACGCCCGCGCGCAAACAAGAGATCCGCGACATCATGGCCGGCTTGCTGCCGCGCGAACAGGTGCCGATGTGACCGACCAGGACTACACCGACCAGATCACCCAGCTGCAGGCCCAGCAGGCGCTCACCGTGCAGGCGCTGGTTGCTGCATTGGCTGGCAGATGGCAGGGCGAAGGTAGCGTGGAAGCCTACCTCTACGCCATCGATCCGGGGCTGCAGGGACAGTTGTCGCCTAACCCGCCCGTGGTCCAGAGCTCGTGACTGAGGTCATCCAGCTAGCGCCGTTCATGTTGCACGCGACGCTATGGGCGCCATTGGAAGCTCAAAGCCCTGACGGGCCGGTGTTGCTCTGTCGTGACTGCCTGATGGCCTGGAGAATTGTCCTCCCTGAATCCGACCAGTCCGGCTGGCAGGACTCGCTAGACGAAATCAAAGAACACGCTGAGGCCCACGAAGGAGGGCCGATCCAGTGACCACCGCTAACGACATCGTCCAGCTGCAGCAGCAGCAGGCGTATACCGTCCAGACGCTGCGCGCCATGCTCGAGGGACAGTGGACCGGCGCGCCGCCCAGCGCTGAGGCGCTGCTGCTGGCCATCAACCCCACGCTGGCGCCGCTGCAAACCGTCGATTATCTGCTCATCTCCGAGCAGGAGGAACTCGGGCCCGAGTGGTGGGAGTACTACGACCCCAACGAGCCGATGCCACGCCAGACGGCGTCCTGGACGTGCTCGGCCTGCTCGCTCGCCTGGGTCGAGCGGTCCATCCACGTCAACGGCGCCGCGGACGAGTGGAGCGCGGTCGAGGAAATTGGGAGTCCTGAGAACATCAATCCGACGTACGGGCTGATGAACGGCTCGGGCGTAGAGCTGCAGCGGGTCCTGCTCGAGTCGTACGGCGTGCCGAGCTCGCAGGGCTGGCTCAACTTCGACCAGGCGTACGCCATCTACTCGACGACCGCGGGCTGCATGTCCGGTGGCAACTGGTACCACTGGGTCGGCGTGCGCGGCGTTGACGGGAACGGCAACCTGTGGATCGCCAATTCCGCGCCGAGCTATCAGGGTGTCTACGACACGCTATCGCGGGACGACTTCAACCGGCTCGGGCCGTTTTCTTGCGTATGGCTGGAGCATTAGGAAGGGAGCCATGCGAAACATGCCCGCGTATCCGGTTGCGGCGCGCACGTGGATCGGCGCCGTCCTGGCACTGATCGTCCTGGTCCTCGATATCGTGTTCATTGCGCTCGGTCAGCTGGACCTCAAGCCTGGCCTGCTCATCGGCGGCCTCGCGCTCGCGCTCCTGCTCTGAGTCATGCCGGCCAACGAGGCGCCCAACTCCTCTGAGCGCCTGCCGCTGGTCAAGCTGCTCATCGAAGGCGTGCTCGCGCTCGTGCTGCTGGTCGGTATGGTCTGGATCGTCCTCAGCCCGGTGACTGACGAGGCGACGAAAGGCGCCCTGGTGATCCTGGGTGGTGCAGCAGGATTCATCTTCGGACGACAGACAGCCTGACGAGTGGCACGAGGACGCCTCGGTCACCATCACGCGTCTGATCTGCCAGTTCATCCTGTCCGTGGGGACGCTGTGCGTCGCGCTGTGGCTGCTGCTGACGCACCCTGAGTACGCCGCCGGCATCGCGCTGGTAGCCGGCATCGTCCTGGGCGCATGGTTCGGCGTGGTCAGGGAGCCGATTTGGCGAGCACGCCGCTAGATGTGGAAGAGCCCAGCACCAATGGACACGGCTCAGGCACCACGCGGACCGCGTCGGAAACCGCCAGCGAGCAGGCCGCCAAGCTCAACAACCGCTACGACATCATCCACCTGTGCTTTGAGTTCCTGCTCAGCGCGCTGATCCTGGCCGGCGGCTTCACCATCCTGGTGCAGTACAGGGACCCCAACGTCGCGAGCGGCGTGGTGGCGGTCTCGACGCTGGTGATCAGCTACTGGTTCGGCCGAGCTCGGCCGTCAAGCCGGTGACCACGCCACCCGAAGGCCGGCCAGGGCGCGACCACGTCATCCTGGAGTGGCGCGGCCTGCGCATCACGCTGGCTCTGGCCCGATTGTTCACGGGGTTCTGGCTGACCCTGTTCATTGGAGCTGGTTGCTTCGCCATCCTGATCGGCAGCGACAAGCCGGTCGAGGAGCAGGCGGCGATAGCGATTCTGTCTGCTGTGGTCACGGCGTGGATCACTGCATTGACCCGCGAATAGGGCAAAAAGAAAGCCCGGCACGGTCGCGAACCTGTGCCAGGCTTTCTCTACTGGAGGACGACGATCTAGCGGTAGCTCGTGTCGCAGGACCTCGGTGTGTAGCACCAGGTGCTGGACGATTGGCCGTTCGAGTAGGAGGTCGTCGACGAGCGCCCTCCATCGTAGGACCAGGTGTTGCCGGTGACCCCGTTCGAGTAGTTGGTCGAGCAGGAGTTGGACGAATAGCACCAGGTACTTGAGGACCCGCCATTGGAGTACGTGGTGGACGCCGAGTTGCCGTTGCCGTACACCCAGGTGCTCGAGGACGAGCCATCTGAGCAGTTGGTTGAGATGTTGCGGCCGTACGTCGACGACGTGCAGCTCGAGGCCGAGGCTATGCCAGGGATGAGCAGGGCACCGATAAGTGCCGCGGCGAGCAGCAGCAGGCGATACGATCGAAAGTGCATGTCGAACCTCCAGTGTTCGATGTGTGTCCCCGGTGCCTGTTCGCGCAGGTGCCGGGGCAACTGACCCTAACCGACTGAGGCCAGGGCGCGCAGTTACAAGCGCGTGACCGCCCTAAGGGCAGTTATTTCTATCAAGTCATTCGAGGTTGGCGAGGATCAGGATCTGGTCGAGACGTGCTTCCAGTATCTTTATCCGCGCACTGAGCGCGTTGACCTCTGGTCGCCAGGTCTTCTCGATAGCGAGTTCGGCGAGTTCGCTATCGAGATCGCCTGGATTGGCGTCCATCAGTTCGCCCCGCAGCTGCTCGTTCTCAGCGCGGAGTTCTTGAATGCGTGCGAGCAAGTGTTCCTCAATACCCTCGCCCGGCTTGTCAGTCATAGCGGCACTTATCTCTAGCAACTTCAGCCCGCCACGCTGACACCGCGCAACTCAAGACGCCCAGAGCCCAGCCGGCCAGGAGAGCGGGTACCCAGTCAGGTATCACGGCACTTAGCTCTATCAAGCATGCTTGGATGCCCGCCGGTCGTAGATTGCCAGCGGTAGATCTTCGGGGCAGACAGCCCAGTCAGCGCAGTACACCCACCCGCCGCAGAAATCGCATCGATGCTGCGCGCCACGCCCGTAACGTCTCGTTTGCGCCTCGCTCCATGTGCTTGAGCCACGCTGGTGACTCCACGAACCGTGGCGAGGACAATCCCACGGCATAACGGCGTGCTGCGTCGGGGCTAGTGGCTCCGCAGAATCGGCATCGTTCGGGGTCATCGTTCTCACCCAGGCAGTTAGTACAACACCACGTCAAGCTAAAACGGCCTGCCCGCAAGCACAAACACGGGCACCTTGATGTATGACGTGCTCGCTCTCGTCGCAGAGCCTCGCCAACGCCGCCCGCAGGCGCTCGTTCTCAGTCTGAGCAGTAACGTGCGCTATTCCGATCTCCACCGCAGCCGCCTTCAGCCGCTCGATCTCGGCGCGGAGTTCCATCGCTCCTTCAGAGCATTCATCCCGTTCGCCCTCAACGAGCCGAAGCCGATTGCCTAACCGCTCGTTCTCGGCCTGCATGTTGAACCAGTCAGTGCGCCACTGCTCGTTCTCGGCGCGGAGTCGTTCGTTTTCGTCGTAAAGGTTATCAATGGGCGTCAGTTCATCGGCAGTTTCGCGCAGGCTCTTGGTCGACTTATCCATCTTTATGAGGCTCAAGCGCATCTAGATCGTCCAGCGCGTTGGCCATCTCAACCCAGAGTCGATGGCCGAACACGTCACGGTTCCAGCGTTCCATCTTGCGAGCGGTTTCGACAACTGCCCGCAGCCGCTCGTTCTCTTCGGTACGGTCGCGTAGTAACCGCTCACATGCCGCATACGTGCGAGCGAGCGAACCATTCTCTCGTTGCAGCCGCTCGATCTCGTTGGTGCGCTGAGAGAGGGCTAGCGCCAATTCGGCTGCCTCATCGCGAAGTCGCTCTTCTTCCGACTCGGCGAGCAATGCTCGTGCCCTCCAGTCATTGGGGATCGTGACGGTCACCGAGTCAGCATTCTTGGTTAGGGCCTCACGAAAAGGCGGCTCATCTTTGGTAGACATATGCACCATTACCTCTATCCCGCCCAGTTGCGCGGCTCGTTGACGACATAGAACCGCTGGTTGCGGTCGTCGACCCACAGCGCCAGGGCGACGTAGGCGATGCACCCGCACAGCAACGCCACGGCAGCCAGGAGCAGTACCTTGCAGATCATCGGCGGACGGCTCGGTCGAAGGTTATCCCCAGACAGAAGCCGGCACACACGCCGACCAGGAGCGCCACGACGTACTGCTCGTTGGTGAGCAGGATGACGGCCGTGGCGGCCAGCAGGATGCCGGTCGCCCAGTCCAGGATGGTCACAGGCCTCACTGCTCGACCCACTTGAGCCACTTGTCGGCAATCACCAGCACATGCTCGGAGCGGACGTCTTCGCGCGATTGGCCCCACAACCCCACAAATTCAGCCGCGGCCTTGAGCACTGCCAGCCGCGTGATGCGCTCGTCCTTGTCGCTCAAAACTGTGGGACCTGGATCTGGCGACAGGTTCTGCATGTCGACGATGTACCCCTTCGTGTCGATCTTGAGCCGCACGCGGGCGCCGCTCTCGGGCAGCTGCACCGGGTGAAAGCGCGAGACGTTGACCCACGCGCCGCCGATCTTGAGACCCGTCGCGTTGACGCTCTCGACGAGGCCCTCCACCTCCTCAGTCGGCACACGCCCGTTCACCAGTGCACTTCGCACTCGTCGTCGTCGAACACGGGCAGCGGCCGGCGATCGCTGGCCCGAACCGCGGCCTCGACGGCACCGTCCTCGAGCAGGTAGAGCAGCTCGCGCAGCTGAGGCACCAGGTCGCACACGCGCGTGCTGTTAGCGATCGCGGCACGGCCACCGGCCTTGTACGCGGCGGCCCAGACCGCGCTGGGGTCCTCGGCCTCGTGCGGGTGGTAATGCTTCCAGGCGAAGTACTCGGCGCTCACGCCATGGCCCCGTGCATGAACTGGATGAGCGGGTCGTGACCAGGGGCTGGCGCCAGGAGCAGCCAGCCGATGAACACGAGCAGGGCGACCATGATCGCCCAGTAGATGGCCGAGTCGGTCACCGGCTCAGTCCTCGCGCTCGATGAGCGCCGCGGGGATGACCCCGCGCTGCGGTCGGCCCAGGATGCGCGCGAGCTCGGGGCTCGAGGCGGACACCTTCGGGGCCTGCTCGGCGACGAGCTCGCAGTGGAGCTGCACCGCCAGCATGTGCTTGCAGGTGCGGCGCTGGCCGTCGTAGCAGGTGCACGAGGTGCGCGTCACCAGGTGGACCTGATCGGCGTTGCGGCTCGAGCGGATGCCGTAGGCCTTGCGGCCGTCGCGGGTGCGGCACTTGAGCCACTGGCCGGCGTCCGTGGCGATGGCGACGGCCTTGGCGCCGCGGGGATCTGTTTCGGGTAGGGTGATCATGGTCGATACCTCGCTCATCGGGGTGTTGGCCTCGAGCAGGTCGGCGGTCGTAACGCTGGCCTGCTCTCTTTGCATGTCCAGAGTATACTGTCAGTGCATGGCTAATGCAAGTATACTGGGACATATGACAACCACTAGTGACGCAGATCCGACCCTGTTAGGCCGGCGCGTCCGCCAGCTGCGACTCCTCCAGGCACTCAGCCAGGCTGACCTGGCCGAGATCGCCGGCGTCAGCGCCGCGGCCATCATCCGTATCGAACGCGGCACACATACCGCCCGCCCCAGCACCCTGCGCAAGCTGGCTCAGGCGCTGGGCGTCAAGCCCACCCAGCTCACGTCGAACCAGTAAAAAGGTGAAGAAAAAGCCCCGCATCGTTCCGTAGACGACCGGGGCATGGCAGACCCTTTGGGATTGAAAGGACTGAATCTGCAATGAGCACTCTACTACGAGGTGGGCCGACCGGGTGAGCGTCATCGACCTGCACACACGGCAACCCGTCGATGAGCGCCCAGGCGTCGTCCTGCTGCGCAATAGCACGCCGGGTCAGAAGGACAACGCCCGCTCAGTCAAGGCCGAAGAGGTCGCGCGCGCGCTCCTCATGTCGCTCGGCATCACGGTCGGCGCGGTGCTCGACGAGCAGGGCACCAGCGGCAAGGACCTCACCCGGCGCCCGGTGGCGCGGCAGTTGGTCGACGAGCTCCAGGCCGGCAAGTGGGCAGCCCTGGCGGTCATCGAAGTAAGCCGCACCTCGCGCGACCCCGACGGCGTCGATCAACGCATCTTCAAGCGAGCGTGCCGCCGCGGCCGTGCGCTCCTGGTGACCCCGACGAAGTGCTACGACTTCCGCAACGACTCCGACGACCTGCAGTACGAGATGGAGTCGGTGCTCAGCGCCCGCGAGTGGCGCGTCCTTCGAAAACGGACATGGGAGGGTAACGTCGAGCGCGCCCGCTTGCTGCCGGTGTTCTACGGCTTCGCGCCCTTCGGCTATCGCAAGGTGGCTGCAACCTACACCATCCGCGGCACAACACGGAACGCGCTGGTGCTCGAGAAGGACACCGAGCAGGCCGGCCTCATGGAAGCCATCGGCGCGGCAATGGACGTCGAAGACGGCCTCAACGCAGTCGCATGGCGGCTCAACACCCAGGGCTGGCGGCAACCCAATGGGTCGCTGTGGTACTTCAGCCAGATCCAACAGGTGATCAAGCGGTCGTACTACCGCGGCCTCTGGACGCAGGGAGAGTACCGCGAGGCCAATGACCTCTACGAGATGGAAGGCGTTGAGCGGATTACCCATGAGCGCCCCGAGCTCGCGTGGTACACCGAAGAGCGCGTGGCGAAGTGGCAGCGCAAGTTCACGAGCAAAGGCCCGATCCGCGTGCGTCCGCAGGGCCACGACCACCCGGCGCTCGGCGTGCTGGTGTGCAGCCTCTGCCGTGGGTTGATGAACGGCCAGGGCGAGCGCGGGTATTGCTGCTCAAATCGGCGCGAAGGTCGCTGCAAGGGCCAGAACCTCAGTGATCTACAGGCCAACGGCGCGATTCGTCGCTTGTTGGCCGATGTCCTGCCCGGCCTCGCCGACCTGACGCGCGAGGTGCGCGACGCGCTGACCTCGGACGCGCGACCCGACGACGCCGCCGAGTTGCGCGAGTTGGACCGCCAGATCGAGGCACGTTTCGAGGTCGCGACCGAAGCGAAGGCCAACGGCGTGCAGCCACCGTCGGGCTTCTATGCGAAGACCCACGACCTGCAGGAGCGTCGCGCCAGGCTCGCCGAGCGGATGGCTGACGTCGACCGCATCGAGTCTGAGCGACGCCGCCACATGGCCAGGCTGGCCGAGTTCAGCGACCCTGAACAGGCGCTGCAACTCTATGACGAGGTGATGACCACCGGCGAGCGACAGCAGTTCCTGGGCTACCTGTTCAAGTGGATCGTCATCGCCACCAACGGCGGTCGAGGTAACCGCGCCAGGGCGTGGGTGAGCGACTACGAGGCGACGTTCCCCAGCGATTTCAAGTCGGTTAGTGGGTTAGGTCCTTGGACCTTGTGGCTTAGCCGATTTGACGTCGCCTGAGGCGCCGTCGACTTTTCGCTGGATCGCGGTCGCCAGGAGTTGCGCCAGGCCCTTCAGCGCGACCTGCTGCTCTGGCGTGTAGTCGCGCTCAGGCTTGACGGGGAGGCGGACCGGCTCGGGCTCGGACGGCACACCGCCAGTCTGCGGCGTGCCGGCGTCTAACTAAAAGACTGAAGATGCGTCCAATGTTGGCGCCGGATCACGTCCCGGCGTCCCCTGGATACTCGTACTTCGGCAACGTGCGGTTCAGGTACTCCTGCATCAGCTCGGGGTGCTCGTTGAGCATCAGCACCGTGTTGACCAGTTCGCCCACGCCGCGGCTCTGGACCGCGCGGTAGGCCTCCGCCAGTAACGACGGCGGTACCACCTTCATGGGTTTCAGATCGAGAAAGAGATTCTGCTGCACGTTGAAGACGTCGGCCTCGGGCACGTACGGTGCCCCGATGGGGTGGGAGCTGACGTAGAAACGGTCGGTGAGCTCACCCGTGTAGCGCACCTGCATGTCGACGAGCTGGCAGTGTCCGTCGGCGACATCGATCCAGGCGCGCTCGATGCAGGCCACCTTGAAGGTCGGGTCTTGCTTGAGGCGGCGCATGCAGTCGACGGTTTGCTCGTCCATCTCCACCCCGTGCCGCAGCAGGTCGATAGACGGCTGGCCGACAAGGTTCTCGACGGGTTTGCCAAGTGCCCTGGCGACCGATTGGCGCGCATACGTGAGATCGAACGGTTTCTGGCCGAAGATGACCCACACGAAGTCGGCTTCGTCTTCTGGCAGCAAGGGCCAGGGCAGGTTGTAGTGCTCTTCGTAGTTGTAGAGGGTCTGCTTGGACATGCCGAAGCCGGCGTCCTCCGGCTTTGCCGACTCGAAGCCCTGAATAAACCCCGTCCGCGACGGATGTGGGTGGTGCTTCGCGCGTCGCCGCGTGTCGTATCGCTCGTATCTGGAGAGAACGTCTTCGATGGTCAAAGAGGGTTTGCCCGTCACCCACCAATACCCCCAACGCGGGTTTAGCTTTGAGGCCGGTCAGGAGAGCGCCGCGGCCTCGCCTCCTCACCGTGCCTGACATAGCCGTCTAATGAAAAGCCTAAGAAAGGGTCACGTTAACGGCTAAAGAAGGCACTGTAAAGCAATGACGCAACATCCCAGTAATGGGACGCCGGCAGGTACGCTAGTGGGACTCGGGAGGGACGCGTTGCAGACGGGCAGGTGAGACCCGCAGGGCGGCCGCGAGGCGGCGGACGCTGCTGATGCGGATCTCTTGCTGGGCCTCGGCGCGCATGACGGTCTTGCGACCGACCCGCGCGCGGTGGGCGAGTTCCTCCTGGGTCAGTGCGCGCTCCAGGCGGATCGCTCGTAAGCCGGGGACGAGCACCGCTGTCATGCTGACGGGCCGCCGCAGTGTCAGTACAGGTGAGTTAGTGTCCGTCTCAGGTAGCACTAATGTGTCGCTCATCCTAGCACGCCTTGCCCAGGCAGGTTCCAGGCAAGCCAAGATTAGACCCATCCTTACCCTTTTAGTTTGACGCTCGGCCGTCGCAGACTGGCGGCATGAGCGAGTCCGAGGCGCAGGAGCAGGTCGAAGGCAAAGTTATCTACGAGCCGCGGCGCGTGTGGAAGGCGATCGAGCGCCTCGCGGCGGGTGAGCGGCGGCACTGGCGCGACCAGGCGGCCATCCTGCTCGAGCGCGCCACCGCGGACCAGTTCGAGTCGGTCGCCTGATGATGGTCGACCTGTTGCCGGCGCGCGTGCAGGAGCTGCTCGACCAGGCCTACGCGAGCGGTCTGGCGACGGGCTACCAGCAGGGCGCCGCGGAGACGATGCGCTCGATGACGCACCTGACCACCTGGGCCAACGACCGCCGCTTGCGGGACGCGCTCGCGCAGGTCATACGCGTGCTGGATCACCTGGACGAGGACGAGCGCTCGAGCGACTACTGGCACGGGGACGCCGTGTGACCGACCCGGTCTGGCGCCCACCGCTCGGCGTCTGGCTGGCCGTCGGCGCAGCCCTGTTGTTCTGGCTGGGCCTGGTCGTCGTCGTGTGGAGGCTCATCAGCCGGTGACCGGCCTCGCCACACGCGGGCTGACCTTCCCCAGGACCAGCGTGAAGCGCCGGCCGCAGGTCGCGCCGCCGCGCCTCCGCGAGTCGGAGTTCCTCGAGGACGTCGTGCGTGTCGCCAGCCTGTACGGCTGGGAGCACCATCACGAGCACGACTCGCGCAAGTCCTCGCCTGGTTGGCCCGACCTTGAGCTGGTGCGGCCGCCGCGCCACATCCGCGCCGAGCTCAAAGTTCGTGAGCGTGATCGACAGCTGCGCGGGGATCAGCAACGCATCATGGGCCTGCTGGCGCAGGTGCCAGGACTGGAGACGTACGTGTGGCTGCCGACCGACCTGCCGCGGATCGTGTTCATCCTGTCCCGCCACACGGGCCCACTGAGGTTCGGACGTTGATGGACACCGAGCCCAACTGGGACGCGCTGGACCTCGAGCCCGTGCCCGAGTTCTGCCAGGTGTCCGGGTGCACACACCCCGTCGAGACGTGGTGCCCCCTGTGCTCGCTGTTTCTGTGCGTCGAGCACGACGAGCTCACCCCGCAGCGGCGGCACAACTGCCTGGGCGGCCCGGCCGATGACTGACGACACGGTGCGTGTGGTGATTACCGTCGGCACGTTCATGATTTTGCTGGTGCTGCTCTTCACGAGGGCCGGCGCCTGATGAGGGTGCTGTCGTTAGGTGCCGGTGTCCAGTCCAGCACGCTGCTCCTTATGACTTGCGAGGGCGAGCTCGAGGTCGACGTCGCGGTCTTTGCTGATACCCAATGGGAGCCGGCGGCGGTCTACGCTCACCTCGAGTGGCTCGAGTCCGTCAGCACGGTGCGGATCGAGCGTGTGACGCACGGCGACATCCGCGCGGACACCGTGGCAGCGACGCGCTTCGCGTCGCTGCCGTTCTACGTCCAGCAGACCACCGGCGCGCAGGGCATGGGCCGGCGCCAGTGCTCCAAGGAGTACAAGATTTACCCCATCCGTCGCTGGCTGCGCGACCACGGCGCGACGCGCACCAACCCCACGACGCTGCTCTTCGGCATCAGCCTCGACGAGCACCAGCGCATGCGCGACTCGGACATCCGCTACGCCATCCACGAGTACCCGCTCGTCGACCGTCGCATGACGCGCGGCGACTGCCTGCTATGGCTCAGTATGCACGGCTATCCGCAGCCGCCGAAGAGCGCGTGCATCGGCTGCCCCTACCGGCGCAATAGCGAGTGGCGTAACCTGAGCCCCGCCGAATTCGCTGACGCTGCGGACTTCGACGCCGCGATCCGCCACCAGCGCGGCATGCGCGGCGAGCAGTTCGTGCACCGCTCGCTGACGCCACTACTCGAGGTCGACCTGCGCAACCAGCAGGACCGCGGCCAGCTCGAGATGTTCGAGGAGGACTGCGTGGGAGTGTGCGGCGTATGACCGCGCGCGTGCCAGCGTTCGTGGCCGGCCTGGTGTGTGGCCTGGTGCTCGGCACCGCGGTCATCATCGGCCACGCCGACGACGTCAGCGCGGAAGTGTCGGAAGCCGCCGTCGCGGCACACGTCGACCCGACCGACCTCGCGGGCGCGGTCTCCACCACCGGCATGGACCCGTGGACCTATCTGCGCGCCGTCGGTGAGCTGGACCAGCCCGCACCCAGCTCGCCGCCGGCAGTCAGTCCCCGCGTCGCGTGCATCATCACCCACGAATCTCGGGGGGATGCGCACGCGGTGAATCCGCGGTCCGGCGCCAGCGGCCTTGGGCAATTTCTACCTGGGACGTGGAAAACCACACCCCAGGGCCGCGCCGGACTGTCGGTGTTCGACCCTACCGCTAATCGCGCAGCCATCCAGTACATGCTCGCCGCGGGCCGAGCGCGCGAGTTCGACGCCGTGCGCTTCAGTGGGTGTTGATGCTCCATGGGATGGCTCTTTGTGCCGGGGCTGGCGGACTCGAGCTCGGACTCAGAATCGCTCTCGGCGATGACTACCGCTGTGTGGTGTACGTCGAACGGGAAGCCTACGCAGCGGCCACCCTCGTGGCGCGGATGGCAGACCAGGCCCTGGATCAGGCACCTGTCTGGGATGACCTCAGCACCTTTGACGGCAGCGGCTGGCGTGGCGTCGTGGATCTCATGTCTGCGGGGTTTTCCTGCCAGCCGTGGTCGCCCGCAGGCAAACGCCTCGGCATCGAGGACGAACGCTGGCTCTGGCCCGACATTGATCGCGTCGTTCGCGAAGTTGGACCCGAGTGGGTCTTCTTGGAAAACGTCCCAGGGCTTGTTCGAGGGGGACTTGAGCACGTTCTGCGAGACCTGGCCGCGCAGGGGTTCGATGCGGAATGGGATTGCGTTTCGGCGTCCGAAGTTGGCGCGCCGCAGCTGCGCGAACGACTCTACATCCTGGCCCACCGCAACCCGCCAGGACAGTGCCTCGAGCGGAGGCAATCCGAATACCACCAATACGCATGGGACCACGCTGACGGACACTCGCGTCCGTCAGCCGCTCTGGACGACACCAACGCAGGACGACGCCGGAGGACGGACAACGAAGTACGCCCAGGGCGGGACTGCCCTGGGCGTACAGGTGCTGTGGGCGACGCCCAACACGCAGGATGTCAGTGGCTTTCACCCGCTGCGGATGGACGGTCGAACCCCACAGAACCATGGTGCCAACCTGAAGGATCACGCAAGCGTTTGGGCGACACCGCAAGCCGAGGACTGCGAGTCGGGTGGAGGACCAGAGCAGACGTGCTTGACGAATCAGATAGTGCGTACTGGCCACCAGACCGACGGTTCCGAGGGGTGTGGCCGAGTGGCTTTGAACCCGCTGTTCGTCGAGTGGCTGATGGGATGGCCCCCTGGGTGGACCGACTGCGGCTCACCGGTAATGGAGTGGTGCCGCTGGCTGCGGCAGTCGCGTTTCTGCGCCTACGAGATCGCCTTTGCACGGGAGGATGTGAATGACCCAGGCCATTGAAAAAGCCGCGCCCCGCGTGTCGAACCTGGCCCAGATCACCGGGTTCAGCGACCGCGTCATCCAGCTCATTAAGCAAACGGTGGCGCCCAACGCCACGCCGCTCGAGCTCGCGGCGTTCCTGTTCAACGCGCGCCGTCTCGGGCTCGACCCGATGACCAAACAGATCTACTTCATCAAGTACGATCGCAACCGACCGGGCGAGATCGTCACGGGCATCGACGGCTACCGCGCCCGCGCCGAAAACAGCGGCGCCTACGCCGCC